GTTTATGATGCATTATATGATGTATTAAAACCACAATCGATTCCTCAGGCCGTGTTGATTTTGGCTGATTATCAATACAAACAGGCTTTTGTTGCTGATGGTGAAATTAATCTTGTTGCTTGTCTTGTTGAATTAATGGGAAATTGTGAGTTTATATGAACGATTTATTTAATCTTCTCAGACTAAAACGTTCTAATTCATTTAAAAGAAGTACCAAATATTATGTAGCTCGTAACCGAAACAAAAGAAAAATACGAAAAATTGACGATAGGAAATATGAAATGGGTGTATCAATGGAAGATAAATCACAATCAGAATTCTTTTTGAGTTCTTCATCTTTGAACGACCATGTTATTACTAAGTGCTTATCGAAGCGTGTAGAATTAGGACTTACAACGATTTGTCTCAAAGAAAGCATGGTCTGTAGCCCAAAAGAATGGCACGATTATGTTCGTCACAATTTAGATGATGGAACTAATCAGTTGGTCGAATTTGGCCATCAGACTGGTATGATTATCAACCTTGAAACAAATGACTTCATTGATTACACGGTCAATTCTAATCTTGTTGAAGTGAAGTTATATGGTTCAAATGAGTTCGTTGAAGAAATGTACCTTCAACTCACCGAAGTATTTGAAATTGCTGCATGTTACATTGAATGGGTCTATGGTTCAGATGGTGAATCAGTAAATATTCCATTGTCATCAGAAAAACTTCCAATTTCTGAGATGTATCCTTTTCTTGCAGGTGAATCAATTGAAGATTACTACACTCGTTTTTTGGAATCATCAGCATCGATTCTTCTTTTGATTGGTCCACCAGGCACAGGTAAAACCACATTCATTCGTGGTTTGCTTTATCATTCTGCTATGAACGCCATTGTTACCTATGACGATAAGATTCTAGAGCGTGATTATATCTTTGCTCGTTTTATTGAGGATGATGTTGGTGTAATGGTCATTGAAGACGCTGATAGTTTCCTCAAACCAAGGGCCGATGGCAATACAATGATGCATCGCTTTCTAAATGTGGGCGATGGCCTTATTTCGATGAAACGTAAGAAACTCATCTTTTCAACCAATCTGCCATCGGTTAATGATGTTGATGATGCTCTGATTCGTCCCGGTCGTTGCTTTGATATTTTAAACTTTGAGAATTATAACGAAGAACAAGCTAAGATTGTCAGTGAAAAACTTGGTATTCCTCTTTCTATCAAGTCTCCTTCAAATTATTCTTTGGCTGAAATCTTTCATACACAAAAGAATTCCAATTCAAAACAAAAAAAGAAGATGGGATTTTTATGAGTAACCCCTTTGATTATGTAAATCAAATTCTTTACGGTAAAAAAGATTTGATTATTGATGCTCAAACTGAAAAAGATTACAATTCTTTCATTGTAAACAGGTCACTTTCTTATCATTTCGATTGTGTTTTGTTTACTAATGAGATGAATCGAAGGCATTTTGTCGATAAAAAGTTACAAAATTCATTCCTAATAAATACAATCAGGTCTCGTAAAAGGCCTTTTGCTAAGTGGGTTAAATCTGAAAAGAGTGAAGATTTGGAATGTATCAAAAAATATTTTAACTATTCCAACATTAGAGCTCTTGAAGTTTTGCCTCTACTCAGTGAAAAACAAATCCAAGAATTAAAAGAAAAAACCGAAATAGGTGGATTAAGGAAATGATATGTCTGATATATTTAAAGGAGTTGGAGTTGAAATAACACTTGAAAATGAGGACGCATTTTTAAAAGTAAGAGAAACACTGACAAGAATTGGTGTTTCGTCTCGTAAAGAAAAAGTGTTATACCAATCTTGCCACATACTTCATAAACAAGGCCGTTATGTAATTTTACATTTTAAAGAATTATTTTCTTTAGATGGAAAACCATCTACAATTACAGACAATGATATACAACGAAGAAATGCTATCACTAATTTGCTTGAAGAATGGGGATTATTGAAAATACTTAAAGATGAAAAGGAGAAAATTGAAGGAAATTTGGCACCTCTACATCAAATTAAAATCATTTCATATAAAGAAAAAGATGATTGGGAACTTGTAAGTAAATATACAATAGGAAAAAAGAAAGTTGAGTATTGAAAATGAAACCCGTAATTGTGAAATTAAAAAATTTATATACAAATGAAATTATATACACTGAAAATTATGATGATTACCAAGAAAAAGATGGTCTAGAATTCATCAAAGTTTTTAAGGAAGAAAACCCAAAAAGAAAGTATTTGGTCAACAGAAATGCTTATCAAATACTAAATAAAGAATAGCCAATGCCTAATGGGTTGGCTATTTTAAACTTGCTTATTTAAGGAGAAAACTATGACTTATGTATTACGTCCGCTTCACTACACAACCCTTGGTTTTGAGCGCTTTTTTAATGATGTGGAGCGATTGCTTAAAGATGACCCTCAAGCCAAGGCTTCCAACTTTCCACCACATAATATTCTTCGTCTAGATGACAATCGTTATATCATCGAAATGGCTGTCGCTGGTTTTGCCAAAGACGAAATTGATATTACAATTGAAGATGGCAGCTTGACTGTAAAAGGTGAAAAAAAAGAACAGGTAAATAATTCTCAATATGTACATCGTGGTATTGGCACACGTTCTTTTACCAAAACTTTTACTGTTGCTGATACGATTGAAGTTTGTGGTGCCGAATTTAAAGATGGCATTCTTCGTATTGGTCTAGAAAATATTATTCCAGATCACAAGAAACCGCGCAAAGTTGAAATTGGTAATAATCTTGAGGCATTCAAGCCACAACTTTTACAAGAGACCAAAACGGCATAAGTGGGTGGGAGGGCTTGACCCTCCCTTGTTTTTACTATAGAATAGATTCTTATGAAAACTATTTCAATTGTCAGTGATGATAGAAAATGTGGTGATTGTACACTTTGTTGTGAAGGATGGATAACAAATGTTGCACATGGCTATGAAATGTGGCCAGGTAATAAGTGCCAATTCGTTTCTTGTGGAAATGGTTGTACAATTTATAATGATCGGCCCAAAAGTTGTGAAGAATTTTCTTGCCAATGGTTAATTGACAAACGTGTGCCAGAGTGGATGAAACCCAATACATGCGGTGCTATTTTAAAAGAATGGGAAATAAATGGTATTAAATTTTTAGAAATTTTTGAAGCAGGCCGAAAACTAGATTCTGAAGTTTTAACATGGGCTTTTAATGCTCTAGTAAGCAAAAAATTTGAAAATATAAAATACCAAGTTTCTTCAGGTTGGAATTATTTCGGTACCAAAGAATTTTTTGATGTAATCAGAAAAAAATATCAAAAATGAAACAAAAATTTATCGAACCCTATATGAAGGTAGCTGAAACTTTTGCTGAGTTATCTTCAGCACGCCGTCTTCATGTCGGTGCTATTGTTGTAAAAGATGATAGAATCATTTCAATTGGTTATAATGGTATGCCGACTGGATGGACAAATGAGTGTGAAGATGAAAAATATGAAGAAGATGGATTTCATATCACAACGATAACAAAGCCAGAGGTATTGCACGCTGAAACAAATGCAATCGCTAAGTTAGCTAAATCCACAGAATCTGGTGATGGCGCTATAATGTTTATTACTCACGCACCATGCCTAGAATGTGCAAAATTAATTTATCAAAGTGGCATCAAGTCTGTTTTTTATCGTAACACATATCGTAAAACTGATGGTGTTGATTTTCTAACTAAATGTGGCATCGAGGTAAAAAATGTCTGATAAAGTATACACTAGCGAAGTTCTAGAGATTTTAGAAAACGGTGATGCAATGATTGAAATACCAATTGAACTTATGAAAGAAATGGAATGGAAAGAAGGCGATGTTCTGGATTGTTCTTTAGAAGAAGACACAATTATTTTGCGTAAACTTGACAATTATTGATTTACATTTAAAATAAAAAAAGGAAATCATTATGAAATCTGTGTTTAAAGATGTACAAATTTTTATGGAAGCCGCAGATCAATCAACAACAGATTATAATCTAGACCAATCTTCTCTTTATATGAAATTAATTGGTGAAGAATTTAGTGAACTACTTACTGCTAAAAACCGTAATGATGACCCTGAAATTGCTGATGCTTGTTTCGACCTCATGTGGGTTGTAATTGGATATATGATTTCAAGAGGTTGGAATGTTGATAAAATTTGGGATGAAGGTGCTCTAAGTAATTTAAGAAAAATTGATCCAGAAACACGAAAAGTTTTAAAACGTGAAGATGGTAAAGTTTTAAAACCCGAAGGATGGCAACCTCCCAATTTTAGTCAATTTGTTTAAAAAGGAACTATATGAATATTCGTGAATTAGCTAAAAAAATAGCAATCGAACAAAAACTTCCAAGGTCTGAGAAATATGATTTAGTTTTGCGAGAATATGACAGAATGGTCGAACTGATTGGCTTAGTTCCTGACCCTAATTACAACATGCGTGATTTTGAAGGGCGTGAAATGTTGTTTCCTAAACGCTGGGTAACACTGGCTGTTTTTCCCGAAAGTACAAAGGCGAATGTATAATGGATGTCAAACTTGTAACACTTAAAACAAATCACACACTGATTGCTAAGGTTGAAACACCTTTCGATCAATCGTATGTATTAGTTAAAGAGCCACTTCAAGTGGCTTTACAACCAACTAAAGAAGGTTCTGGTGTAATGTTTGTGCCATTTGTTGAATATGCCGAAGAGTTCAAAACAGGCTTCAAGATTTCAATGAGTGATGTATTAATGATTTCAACACCTCTACAAGAACTACAGGACAATTACCAGCAAATCTTCAGTAATATACAAATTGCCTCAGCCATGCCAAGGATTTGATATAATCCAAGGATGAACTACTATACAAACATTTCAGTACAAGGCAACAATGTCCTGTATAGAGGTGTCTTAAACGGTCGGCGAATTCAAAAGAAAATTGAATACTCGCCGATTTTGTTTTTGCCTTCTAATAAAAATACAGGATGGAAAACCTTATTTGGTGAACATCTTGAATTAAAGAAGTTTGATACAATTCGGGATGCTCGTGATTTTGTTAAACGCTATGAAGAGGTTCAAAACTTTAAGATATATGGCAATGACCGTTTTGAGTATGCCTTTATTGCTGATGAACACCGAGGACCTATAGATTGGGACATCACTCAACTTTCAATTGTTATCATTGATATTGAGGTTGGTTCAGAGAATGGTTTTCCTGATCCATATAAGGCCACAGAACCAATCACAGCCATTGCCGTGCGCCAACTAAATGGTGGCATTACAGTTTATGGTTGTGGCGAATACAAGAAACAGGGTGATGAAAATTATATTCAATGTAAAGATGAATGGACACTCTGTAAAACTTTTTTAAAAGATTGGCAAGCAAATTACCCCGATGTGGTTTCTG